GACCGATTGGTCTCGACAATCTTCCGGAACGAAAAATGGAAAGAGAAAATTTCGCTGATATCGTACCACAAACACGTTCATCTGGTACTGAAGTACTTGAGATGCGCAATCGCATGTTTGACAATGGTCGCATGAATAACATATCACCCATCGAAAAACAATATGTTGGTCCGGGTATCGCGGTTGGCCCTGATGTAGCAGCTGCCGGTGGGTTTCAGCAAATTGTACGTGTCAACCCCGAAAATGTCGGCGCGCACCGTCTCACAACATTACCTGGTCGGAGTGGTCCAGCGCGAGACGTGTTTGGTGGACGTCGTGGGAAGATGGGCGACATTGCCAATAACCGTCCAGAAAAGACTGCATTTCTCCCCGATCGTCGTCCAGTCGCCGGTGGTAGGTCTCAAGGTTTTGATGGGCATGTTGTTCGCGGTGAACACGTAAACGGCAAGCGTTTAACAAATCGGTCGCAGACTGGGTCACGTGATGATGGTCTTGGGTTTTCGGGTGCTAAGAGTGTGGTAGCTGGTATGAAAATGGCACAAGATCCCACACGAAACAAGAAGGATGGAAATAGCGAACAGTATAGATATAACAACCAACTTGCACCAGGTGTTTCTACATTCTCACACGGATACCTTTCGTCCCCCGCAACAAAGATAGGCGAGGCGCGTACGTACGGAACGGGGCATACAGTAGAAGAATTATCTAAATACGGGTTCCGACCCGATGATCGCCGTGGTAAGGCGAACCGTAATGGTAACGCCGGTCGCATGAACGTTCGCGCGGGTCCTCTCAACCAAGGTGGTATGCCGACTGTCGTGCGCGCGGATACTACACGCGTAGATGGGCGAGTCGGCCCCGTGAGTGGTGGTTGGACGCAGCAGTATAACAACAACAAGTACTATAAATTCAACGCATACAAGGGTAATTCTAACCCTTACGCGACAGACGAAAGTTTGGGCGTTGCGAAACAACAGCTTCAACAGAACCCTATAGCTCAGCAGATGATGTAAATAAAAAACAGTCGAGTAACAACACCCATTAAAAAAGTATCCCTCTATTTTAATGAGCGTATACACGTTAGACATAGATAGTAGTGAAAGAGATCCTACTATATACCCAAACCCAGCTGATTACGTGATTGAACTTAAAAACCCTATTTACGATGTTAATAAAATTTCCATCGCGTCTGCCCGAATTCACGCGAGTCAGTTGTTAATTAACGATCGTAACAATACATTCACCGTAACAAATACGACAGATTCCACGACAAACACTGTAACACTGGCTAATGGAAACTATAAAGGCACTACACTCGCAGCTGAGCTTCAGACAAAACTTACAGCGGCGGTCGGTGAAACTGTAACCACCACGTATAACTCTGACAATAACACACTCACATTCGACGCTGCGAGTGATGATTTACGGTTTGATTTTTATGGTGGTACGAACGGCTATGCGAATAGTACCAGTGGGTATACAACCCCTCACGATATATTAGGTCTTCCACCAAGTAACATCGCAACGACTAGTACGACGCTTACGACAGGTACAATAAACTTACAGGGTCCGGATGCACTTGTTATCAAAATAAGTAGTGGTGCGGAAGAGTTTAACAAAACCGTCTATTCTGATACACCTTTCTACACTGGTCGTATACTGATGTGCGGTGATGTGATTAATTATTCGGGAAAGGATGATATCGTGGAACATAATTTTGATACAGGAAAACAGGGGAGTATATCAAAATTACGAGTTCAGTTCTTTTATAGTAGTAATAACCAGCTCATACCGTATGATTTTAGAAACGCTAACCATATTATTAAACTTTCTATTGAGGGTTCGCGAGATAAACTATCGGTCATACCTACCGTGAAAAAGGACTTTTCACTTCCCGAACCTATGCGCATACCGGAGTTTGAGGATCCGAATAGGTGGAATGCATTTATCTATATATTCATGATAATCGTGACTGGAATATTTTTTTTAATATTTACCAGACCCCGGGGAATTAGCGTGTGACCGCGTAGACGGGGGCGACGGGCTTCTTGACACGCTTGGAGATGCGGGAGATCACCATGTATACGATGACCGACAAGAGGGTAGTGAAAAGCGCCGTAAGGGCGTAGTTCATACCACCGTTCTTCTGGACCTTGACGACCTGATGGATGGTCCATCGGACGAGATCCATCCACGACAGGGCGGCGGCGAAGGAGAAACCAGCCACAACGGAGTTGAGAGACTGGGTTTCGAGTTCACGGGAGATCGCGATGAGGGTATCGGTGGCAAGTTCGGCGGACATTTTTATAATATATAAACATTTTATTCTGGTAACAACTCTTCGATAAATAGAATTTTATTATATTTACCGGTGCTATACCCTCTGACAACCCCGCTGCCCTGATCATCCTCGTCTTCATCGGAATCGGAGTTGGATTCTTTATCACCATATTTAAATTCCTTATACTCAGACGTTGTCCATCCCTCCAAATCAGGACATGTTTCCATTACTATCGATTGCATTTTTTATCATCGCTTCTGACGGATTGGATGGGTTCCACCCATCCCACGCGTCATACGCCTCGTTTATTTTCGTAAACCGTTCATCGTCCCCTGAATAAGGTTCAAATGCAGATTCGTCTACTTCATCATCAATCTCAATCTCATCCTCGTCTTCCGAATCTTCGTCAGTGTAAATATCGGGAAAATATGTACCAATTTGCTGACCTACTGTATGCATAGCGCAGTATTTCATACAATATTCCATATCCTTCCCGAGAATAGTGTCACGCCCACACGCCCTGGCGTAGTGTCCTGACAACACGACTGCACTTTCTAACACCGGTGTAATAATATCAATCGCCGATTGGGCCATTTGGGAAGATAAGTCGTCCGGCTCCATTCTGGATACGTAATATATTATTACTAAGTGCGTAAACTCTAAGTTCTCTTTTATATGTCACATCATTGTTCAAAATCAGACTTATATTCTGATCTTTAATCATACTGAAATTTTTCTGACCCGTTGGATACCACCGTTCTGGTTCAAGTGCGAAACTATACGAGTAAAATCTCCGGAACAATTGCGTTCTTGAATGGTGAATACCACTCTGAACGGCGCGCATGTTTATAACGTTCCCTGTAATTTTATCGAGAACGACTTCATTATCGAGTGTCATTTCTAAACTGACGAGGTGTTCGTAGTTTATATACCGCATATTCAGGATGATAAAACCATCTTCATCGACATGTTCTGCAGTAATTCCAGGGGGGTAGTTAAAGTAGGAATGATCGTAATCGAACGGGTGGACTGATCTCGTACTATTACTTTTTCTCGCAATTACGAAATAGAGTTCTTTCACGGGGTTTGTGAAGTTGAGCCTACACTTTATCCTGTCTCGCCCGTGTGTGGTTGACACTGGAATTTGAGAGACATTACGTTGAAGCTGCGAGATAATATATTCATTCTTACCAGATTGAAGTTTAACTCGCTCGGGTTCGTCGAGCTGGACCAGTTCCGTGTGGACTGATACGTCGTTAATTTTCAAACTCGATTTATCTAATGGATTACTATTACCTATGTAAACCTCTCCACCCATGAGAGGGTGACTTGCACAATAATAATATAAGACACTCGGTGCGCGTGTTTGGCTAAGAACGTTGTCATCGGATACTACGAACGTGTACGTGGTAATATCACCGACAGTGGAAACGGTAATTCCCGTCGTGTATTGCCCCAACAATACTCCACCGTTGCGACCATCTTCGTACCTACCTAATTTAAATGGATGAGCCTGGTTTAAAGTTTTCCCGATCGTGAACGTGTAAGTACTCCCTCGTTTCAGTGTGAGCGACGGTCTATCAACACCGTCGATGTGATACTTATTGACTCCGTTAACCTGTACAACTGTAACCGTAAAATTCGGTCCAGTGTCATACGAATCAGTGAAAGCGAGATGCCCTCCGTAAATGCAGTCTGTAACTTCACTCAATTTAATTTCAATTTCACACTCCTGTTGTGTGAGTGCACATATAGGTAAAGCCAGTTCCGGGTTGTTATGGAAATAGAATGGAATGTCCACTATATACCTTGTCGAGGCCGTCGCCTTTCCTAAATATTCATTTATAATACGTGTTTGATTTACACGTTCTGATGGGCCGTATGTCCTGCCCACAGTAGTCCCAGAATCTTCCCCGGGATACTTACCGATGAGTTTCGATAGAGCTGTCTGCTTCGTCTGTGTGATATAATGCTCACTATATATCTGTAACCAATCGCGGGGAATGCGTTGTACGAGCTGCCCTCCGATACTTAAATTCACATATTCTATAATCGCATGTCCGATTGATTCATTGTATCCCTGATACGCGTTCAAAGCGGGTAAATCTACGTGTACTCGTACACCCTTCAACAAGTCACCAGAACCGGCTGGTATCGTACACTTTACGGTACTACCATATGCAATTTCACCACTGACGTCATGTTTTACATCGTACATTGCAAAATTTGTATGCTTCCTGAATTGTTTTATAAAATGCGTATACTCAGGATTTTCTGTAAAAAAAACATCCTGGGTACCCGTTGTGGCGAGCTGGACGCGTCCCGCCATTTCTATTATTAGATGTTAAAATTTTAAACCCGCTAACCCGCTCTCGATATGCAATACATTGTAACTATGTGCGTAAACACCTACGTTAATGTTACGTGTATTAGTCGCCGTCGACGTAGTCGACGTTGCCGTGGGGATGGTATCGAGTTCTATATCCAGTTTTTTATGAATAATACGACTCATATTAAGTTGTCCCGTGGGGTAATAGACCTCCGGTTTAAGTGCGAACGAATATGTATAGAATTCGTATGCGGGATCTGGACACCCGGTATGATACCTGAGTGACTGTTGGTACGCGAGATACTGACCACTGTGATCGAATACGGTTGCACCGTTACACTCAAGCTTGATATTCTTGAGTGCTCTATGGTCGGAACGTTTTGTATTATATTCATCCACACCGCCACGAATGGCACCGTTCAGATTGTCGGACGGGTCGAAAGCTTCCAACACCGCGTCTGCGAAACTTTGATCAGAAGCTCCATTGAGGTTAGCTTGGGCGGTCCACTCGGTAGATGTATTTAGAAGGCGGTCTTCGTATATAATCTCGATAACCTCAGTAGTAATATTGAATACACGGGTGTGTCCGGAGTTGGATGGAACATCGCTTAAAATGGCTCCAATCGCGACCCTTGATCCATCCGCGGACATGGCAATTGAATACCCAAATCTATCACCGGCGACATCACCATCTATATCGGGACTGGACGCATTTTTCTTCGCTTGCGTCCATGTAGATCCAATCAAATCATACACACGAACTTGACCAGCATCGTTATAAGGGGCTCCAATAGCGACCCTAGACCCATCGGAGGACATGGCAACGGAATACCCAGATTGACCTCCATTGTTTTCGCCTTCTATATCCTGGCCAATTTTATTCCATTGCGATCCGGAATATTGATATACTCGAACGTGTCCGGAATTGTTCGGGCCTCCATCGTTATATTTAGCTCCAATCGCGACCCTGGATCCATCCGATGACATGGCAACAGACCACCCAAATTGGTCGTTAGCAACTTCACCTGGTATACTAGAACCGACTAGTGTCCACGATGATCCAATATAGTCATATATTTCAACACGTCCTCTATACGAGTCGTACAAATAGGCCCCAATCGCGACCCTTGATCCATCAGCGGACATGGCAACAGACACCCCTAATCTATCACCTGCGTTTTCACCGTCTATATCTTGACCAACCTGTGTCCATGTAGATCCAATCAAATCATACACACGAACATGCCCATAGGACGACCCACCGACACCGTTAGTAGGGGCCCCAACTGCTATTCGGGTCCCATCTGAAGACATGGTTACCGAATAACCCGACTCGTCGTCTCCGAATTCACCGTCTATATCTTGACCAACCTGTGTCCATGTAGATCCAATCAAATCATACACACGAACGTGACCAGAATCGTGACCCACGGATCCCGATTGTCCATCGTTTAGTATAGCTCCAATGGCTACACGTGTTCCGTCTGAAGACATAGCTACCGAAGAACCTGATGAGTCGGATTCGGCTTCGCCGTCTATATCTTGACCAACCTGTGTCCATGTAGATCCAATCAAATCGTACACGCGAACGTGGCCAGAATTATCCCCGTTCGAATCGACTCCTTCCGCCCCAATGGCTACCCGGGTTCCATCTGAAGACATGGCTACCGAACCACCTGAGAGATCATTTATGTCATCGCCGTCTATGGTCTGACCGAGCTGTGCAATCGATCCAGGTGTGGTGACCTGGGTCGAATTGAAATTGAATCCGGTTTCTTCCTTTGCGAGAAAGAGGAGTTCCTTGACCGGGTTTTCAAAATTTAACATTACGGATTTCTTCAGCTCTCCTGGTTTAAACTGTATGGTCGATTTCTGTAACTGGGTAATTACATATTCCATCGGACGCGTGAGTAGAAAGTTCTTTTCATCCTCTGTGATGAAGTAGAAATCGGTGATGAGCGAAGCGCTTTTGATCGAACCCTCTGTCGTTTTATCCCTCTGAACGATTCCGTTCATGTCGCCGGAGACCGGTTTTGTATATTTAAATGTTACGTCGTCGTCTACATCCCTGAACGTTACACGAACTTCTACGAGTTGTTTTGTGAGCGCACACACGGGAACCGCTAAACTCGGGTTCCTGTGGAAGTAAAACGGTAGGTTAATATAGAACGTGTTATACGTATCCGAAACGGTCAGTGGTTGATTGTGACCATTCATAAAGTAAAGGGTCTGATTCACATCATCCTTATTACTATGTAATTGGTCGTACATGTATATATACTCCCCTGTAAGTCTCTCTATGACCTGACCGCCGATTACAAGGTCTGCATACTTTATTATACTTTTACCGAGTGGTACGTTATAAAAATATTTTGGAGATGAAACTCCCGCGTGACTGGTTAAATTGCCAAGTTTTACCTTAAGGGTCATCCCTCGTACGAGATCGCCTATATTGGTCGGTATACGACACTCAACGGAACTCCCGAATGCGCTGTCACCGGAAAATGGCATTTCTACCGCTTCGGTAGAAAAGCGTGTATGTCTTTTGAATAAGGTGACAAAATACGAAAACTGCGGATCCCCAGTAAGCCATTGGTCCTGGATACCAGTGACAGCAAGTTGTACGCGACCTGCCATTCTTATTACATGTGAGTAAAATTTTATGAATTAAAACGGGGCGGTATTATAGATGGATTTACGTT